AATATATGTTTCATTGGAGGACATAAATGATTAATTTAATTATAGAAGATATGAGTACGGCTTCTGCTGTAGATATGAATCCAACTGGAAAATCAAAGAAAAAAAGAAAGTGTGAAACTTTTAGTGTTTCAGATGATTGTTTTCATAAATTTAAAAATGGGAAAACAAAGTTTGAACGATGGTCAAAGTATTTGGACTTAACGGATGATTCACAAAAGAAAATTTATGATTGGGCTAGGAAAAACCATAATGGTTCAATTATACTTAAAAATTCTGTAACAGGTCAGGTCAGAGGAATTCGATATAACCGTACAGGTGGTGGTCAATGGGGAAAGATTACCAGACTAAAAGAGCAAGTATTAAAAACAAATCACAAATTCACAGTAAAATGACCGTAAAATCAGATGTCGAAGTTCTCAAAACACAAATTGAAACAATTAAAATTACTTTCGATGACCACGTTTCCCAAAATAGAGAAGATTTTAAAGAAGTACATTCAAGGATGAGTACCATGAAAAGAGAAATATCCGATGAAATTAACTTGACTTTTGAGAAATTGTGTGATAAAATAGATATAAATGAAAAAGAAATAAATGGTTTAGAAAAATGGAAATGGACTGTTGGTGGAGTATTAATAGCAATGACATTTCTAATGACCGCTTCCCAAACATTTGGTTTATTTAACTAGTATATAATAACAATTTAATTTACATTATGAGCTACATTGATCAGAAGTACATAAACCTATGTACCTCTAGGGTGGAGAAATTTAAGAAGGTTAGAGATAACCTTTGGAACTTTCGTTGTCCCATCTGTGGAGATTCCAGAAAACAAAAGAATAAAGCTAGAGGATTCATATATCGCAAGAAGGCATCTTTTTTCTATAAGTGTCATAATTGTGGTATCGGGCTTACTTTCAATAATTTCCTCAAACAAATAGATCATGGACTTCATACTGAGTTTTTAGTAGAGAAGTACAAAGAAGGTGAGACTCAGGGGAATACTCCTATTCCTGACAAAGTACCATTTACATTTGAAACTCCTAAGTTTGACAAATCCCTAAACAGGCATTTGGATAAACTAGTTAAGTTTTGTGATCTTGAAGATGGTCATCCGGCCATACAATACCTAGAAAAAAGACAAATTCCCAAAAAACATTGGGACAAATTATATTTCTCAGAGAAATTTTATGAGTGGTCACACACTATATTTCCTGAAAAGTTCAAGAGTATAAATATAGATTATCCACGACTTGTTATCCCTTTTTTCGACAAGTCAGGAGAAATCTTTGCTTATCAAGGAAGAGCCTTTGGTAACGAAGAACCTAGATATATCACTTTAAAAATTGTTTTAGAAAAAGAGAAGATTTATGGACTTGAACGTATTGATTTTAATTCTCATACATACGTTGTTGAAGGCCCATTAGACTCTCTCTTTATAGACAACTGTTTGGCAGTTGCCGGTGCTGATTTGAACTTATTGGAATTGAGTCCAGAATCAACTACTATCATTTACGATAACGAACCACGAAATAAACATACTGTTGAACGTATGTTTAAATCTGTGGACAGGAATTATAACGTAGTGATTTGGCCACCCGAATTAAAAAGTAAAGACATCAATGACATGGTTCTTTCAGGAATGAAGAACATTAAAGGATTTATCAATGTACATACATATCACGGACTAGAAGCATACCTCAAAATTAACCAATGGAAGAAAATATGAACCCTCAATTACAGACTGTAAGACAAACTCAGACATACACACAACATGAACAAATTCTCACCTCTAAAAAAGTTCCAAAATCAATCCCACACCAAAACCCTTTCCAAAATGAATTAAGTAAATTTGTATATTATAGAACATACTCTAGATGGGTTGATGACAAAATGCGTAGAGAATCATGGGATGAAACGGTTGCACGAGCTGTAGTGTTTCTGAAAAAAATTAGTAAGAATAAATTAAAGAAATCAGATTACGAATTGATACATCAGTACATTCTTGAGATGAAAGTAATGCCGTCAATGAGACTATTGTGGACTGCTGGAAAACCTGCTGAGATTAATAATGTTGCAATTTATAATTGTTCAACAGTACCCATTGATTCTCTACATTCTTTTGCAGAGGTATATTTTCTATTGATGAGTGGTGCAGGAGTCGGTGTAGATGTTTCCAAACGATACATTGAAAAGATTCCTAAAGTAAAAAAACTGAATGGGGAGAAACAAAAGATTGTATTTGATGATTCCAAAGAAGGTTGGGCAATAGGAACAATGGAAGTTTGCCAAGCTATGTGGGAAGGATGCGATGTAGAATGGGACTTGTCAAAACTCAGACCACAAGGTGCAAGACTTAAAACTTTTGGTGGTAGGTCATCTGGGCCAGGGCCTCTGGATGAGACTTTGCACTTCATCAAGCACATGGTAGAAGCACATCGTGATCGTAAATTAAGTTCCATCAATGCATTTGATATTATTACTAAAATTGCAAATTCAGTAGTCGTAGGTGGGGTCAGAAGGTCATCGATTATTACCCTATCAGACTTATACGATAGTGGAATGAGAGATGCAAAACAAGGTCAGTTTTGGGTGACAAATGCACACCGAGCTATGAGTAATAATAGTGCAATTTACGATTCTAAACCAAACTCCATAGAGTTCATGAAGGAGTGGTTAGCACTCGCAGAAAGTGGTACAGGAGAACGAGGAATTTTCAACCGATATTCAATCAATAGTTTGATTCCAAAACGCAGGCGTAAAAGGCAAGATTGGACAACTAACCCCTGTGGTGAAATAATATTGCGTCCTAGAGGGTTCTGCAACCTCACAGAAGTAGTTATTCGTGCAGAAGATACTCTTGAGACTTTAATGGAAAAGATAAAAGTTGCAACAATGATTGGAACGATACAATCTACATTGACAGATTTTAATCTTTTGGATGAACTACACGATGATTGGAAAAAGAATGCTGAGGAGGAAAGACTCTTAGGTGTGTCCATGACAGGACAGATGGACAATCCAGATATTCTAACCCCTGACAATTTACAAGCCCTGAGAGATTTTTCGGTAGGAGTGAATGTAGAAACGGCAGGGAGATTGAATATAAACAGATCAGTAGCTATTACTACTACAAAACCTAGTGGAACAGTTTCAACATTAGTAAATTCTGCATCGGGGTTTCATCCACGATTTGCAGACTATTATATACGAAGAGTGAGAATTTCTGCTACGGATCCATTGTACAGAATGATGAGGGATCAAGGAGTAAAATTTTATCCAGAAGTTGGACAACCAGAAGAAACCGCCCAAACATGGGTAGTTGAATTTCCTGTAAAGGCTCCAGAGAATTCAGTAAAAGTAAAGGATGTTGATGCAATTTCTCAATTAAAACAATGGTTAAAAATAAAACATAACTATACTGAACATACAGTATCGGCTACAATTTATGTTAAGCCTAATGAATGGTTTACAGTTGGTAATTTTGTATATGAAAATTTCGATGATTTAGTGGGAGTGAGTTTCTTACCTAAAGATGACCACATCTATCAACTCGCCCCTTACGAAGAAATCGATGAAAAAACTTATGATACAATGCTTGCAGATTTCCCAAAAATTGATTATTCTAAGTTATCTAAATACGAAACAGAGGATAATACTACAGGAGCGCAAACGGTTGCGTGTTCTGGTGACAGTTGTGAAATCATTTAATAACAAGTTTTATGGTAGAAGAAGTAGAAATAGAGTGTAAGGATTGTAATGCGACATTTAACTTACAACATAATTTAAGTTTATCAAGATATGAAATAGGATATTGTGTCTTTTGCGGTGGAGAAGATATTGAAATAGAAGAGGGTTTTGAAGAAGATAATGAGGAAGATTATTATTGACCTAAATATTCCCATGTGGAGTATTTATGAGTTACGAAAACCCTTGGCTATATAATGATAAAGTTTTTGAAAGTGAAGACATAAAAGACTATTACGGATTTTGCTATCTATTGACTGACCTTGAAAATGGTAAGCAATATATTGGAAGAAAGTACTTTTATTCCATTAGGAAGAAAAAAGGAATACGGAAAAAAGTAAAGTCTGAAAGCGATTGGAAATCCTATTACAGTTCATCNAAAAAAGTTAAATTAATAGTGCTAGAATCTGGCCATAATAGATTCAAGAGAGAAATATTATCTCTTTATATAAAAAAAGGTCAAGTGAATTATAATGAAACAAAATTGTTATTTCAACATAATGTTTTAGAAGCCAGAGATGAAAAAGGCGAAAAGTTATATTACAATGATAATATAATGAATCGATATTTTTCAACAATTATGGAATAAAAGACTTGACATTTGAGATTCATAGTGATATAATATAGGTATATAAAGTGAATAAAAGACTTAAACTATTAAAAAGTCTTATTGATGATGGTACAGTTCCAACCATTGTAGAAGTTAGAGCAAAACCAAAGGATTATTCCTATGATGATGTTATAACTTTGAATTATGGATTTGTTCAAGACTTGTATATGGGTAGTGAACAATTTGAAACTTGGTTTACCTATATTGGGCCCAAGTCTATAAAACTTAATGATCTTATTTTAAATAAAAATGAGATGATTGAAATTTTAAATGATTATTATGGTATATAATGAGAAAACAATTAAGTGAACAACGCAAACAAGAGCTTCGTGACCAACTATCCAAAGCACGAAGTAAGAGATCCCCAGCAGAATATAAGAACATACATCCAAAGGTATTAGAAATACCAGATGATGACCCCCTATCGTTGAAATCGATTAAGAAAGCGATTAAACATAGTAAGGATAGGGCCTCTGCATATTCTGTCAGCTCTCGTAGGAGAGGCGCAACCCCCAAACAAGCAATTGCAGATAGTATAAATTCTGATAATACCAAAGCCTATATTAGGTTCATGGAACATTATCTCAGAACAGGGGATTGGATTTCTGATTTTATGGGAGAGGATGAAGAAAAGAAAACTCAATGGAAATGTGTTGCAATGGCCTATCATGCAGATGGTACACCAAAACGATCTAAGGGTATATTTTATCCAGACATTAATAGAGTATGGGGTGAGGTTGTATGATACTAATTGATTTAAGCCAGATAATGGTGGCATCTACAATGATGTCAATGGGAAAAGATCAATCACAAGTTGATATTGGTATGGTTCGACATATGGTTCTGAACAGTCTTAGAATGTATCGTCAAAAGTATCATGTAGAATATGGTGAGTTGGTCTTATGTTGTGATGGGAAACATTCATGGAGGCGTGAACATTTTCCACAATATAAGGCATCTAGAAAATCTAACAGGGAAGCAGATAAGAGAGATTGGACACAAATATTTGGTTGTCTTGATACTATTAAATCTGAACTGGAAGAGTATTTCCCCTACAAATATATTCAGATAGATGAGTCAGAAGCTGATGATATTATAGGAGTACTTGCTAGAACTGCTACAGAAAAAGTAATGATCATCTCTGGTGATAAAGATTTTATACAGTTACAGTCGCATAAGAATGTTAAACAGTATAGTCCTATTACCAAAAAGTTAATAACTAACAGTCATCCAGAAAAATACTTGAAGGAACATATTCTGCGTGGTGATACCTCAGATGGTGTTCCTAATTTTTTATCAGCTGATAATAGTATTGTAGATAAAATACGACAAACACCAATATCAAAGAAAAAAGTAGAATTATGGATAGACCAAAATCCAGAAGATTTTTGTAATGAAGAACAGTTAAGAAATTATCATAGAAATATGAAACTGATTGATTTACAATATACACCATCAAACATTGTAGACCAAGTTGGAAAACAATATGATGAAATTCCGAAAGGAAAGCGAAGTGGACTTTTGAATTATTTTATCGAAAGAAAACTTAATAATTTAATACAAGACATAGGAGAATTTTAATATGGCTATAATAAAATCAAATAGACCAGTACCAATACTTGAAGGTGGTGATGGAGCAGGAGGAACTTACAGTACTGAAGAAAGTTCAAGACTTACTGAAAAACCGAAACCAGACCCATCAATTAAAGTTAGACAATTACTTTTTAGTGAAGTTTTCACTAAAGTACATAGAGCAAAAACGGCTGCAGATAAAATCAGAATTCTTAAAGAAGAAAATTGTATGGCATTACGGCAACTATGTCAATGGGCGTATAACCCAACAATCGCTTCACAGTTACCGCCAGGAGTTCCCCCATTTATAGAAAATGATGCTCCAGAAGGTACTGAACATATGTTGTTAAGAACTGAAGGTGATAAACTTTGGCATTTTGTTATGACCAATGGTAAGAGTGCAGATCCAAAACTTCAACAGATGGTTAGAGAGAAGATGTTTATTAGATTGTTAGAAGGATTACACCCTGACGAGGCTAAACTTTTATGTGAAGTAAAGGAAAAAAGTTTACATCAAGTATATAAGGGATGTTCTACTAATGTAGTAAAAGAGGCATTTGGGTGGAATGAGGACTTCCAAGAGTATAAATAATAGTACAATCTTTTTATAGGGAGTCTACAGATATGCAAATCCGAAACGGAATGAGTGCAAAAGATGAACTATCTTCTCTTCACTCTTAATT